AAATTATCGTTCTCGCTTTTTTAGCTGTTTCTGTGGTAATTGCAATCGGCCAGTGTCTACTTTTGTGTAACATAGAGATTTTACTATATATATATATATATATATATAATAAGTAAATATATATATATAAGAATATAGAATTATCATAATCTACTAATTACCCCACAGATTCGATGAAAAAAGCGAGAACGAGAAAAGAAACACTATTTTTAATTATATAGGCTTATAGCGGATTGATTTTTCATTTTGATTTTTTCGTTCAAAGCTATATAGAAATATAGACTTGCCCGATTATGCACAATTGCCCATTGTTGCTACACTGGCCGATACGTGACACTAGTGTTTTTTATAATGCTACAAAAGCATGCCAAAAAAGGTATAGCACTGCATTATAAAAGATTAGAATTGTTTATAACGATACAAGACAATGAGGAAACAATTACCTTACACTTGGCATGGTTCTTGCATAAGGGATATTGCCGATCTAAATATATTTATTTTACTATATAGATATTTCTCTATGTATGGATTTATCTATATATGCTTTGTGCTATGTATGGATTTTACTATATAGATTTTTCCATATACCCAGTACCCACTTTCGATTTTTGCTCGCGCGCCATGGGGGAACCTGTCAAAAATAATTCGAAAACATATTGACATATCCTATACAATAGTAGTATACTATAAGAAGAAAGGAAACCGCCATGCCCAGAAACCAATACTTACACGAACCAATCGACACCCGGCCATTTCACACAATAACTGTACCGCCCGAGTATCGACTCCGCACCGAAATCGAACCCTCAGAATCTCCAACGTCCCATCAATCATGTGCTATTGCACAGAGCCGTCGAATAGACATAGAAGCAATATCCCGAGTAGGGCAGGCTGCAAGATTACTCCGAGAATCAGAGTACCGTCAGTGCCTCAATATGACCCCCCTTCAGATAGCAGAGATCTACGCCCCGGTTATCACGAACATAAACAATGCCACAGCCGCACTCACTACGCAAACTCTACACGATGCCTTCGATGTAGTAGATCGCATGATGGACACCGAATCAAGAATCAAGCCCAAGAAACGCTCCAATTATGACCCAGACCTCGACGCGCTCTTGCCCGATCGTGTCGAAAAAATCATCGTAGCCAAAAGGAAAACCATATGACCCAAGAAAGCCACCCCGCAGAAAACCTTGCCAAAGCCCGTGAGCTCGTCCGATTCTTGTTTTGTAACGAGAAAGTTTCCCGCTCATCCGGAGCCCTCAAGACTCTCGAGAAAATTGACAAGCTTCTCCACGAGTCGAACTCGTGTTCCCAATGTGAGCTTTTCACCAAGCTCAAGCACTGCCCCGGAGAGACGCAGTGTTACTCAATCATAAAAGGAGGTTCCTGATGGCTCGACCCAAAAGCCTATTCACCAAGTCTCAATGTAATATTTACCTTCGAGACGACTACCGAAAAATCCTTGACCAGCTTGCCCTTGCCGAATCGGACAAGCGCCAAGTAACGGTCACTGCCGGAGACTTAATCCGTGAAGCAACGGTCAAAGTGTACAAACTCGACAGGAGATACGGGGATGCACCAACGTTTGTCAACGACTGATGTATTCGACATTCGAGAGACCATGCGCGTATCGGGAATCTCGCACCTGTCCCCCCGAAAGGACATCACGGATTTCGTTGCCCGATACGCGCTATACGCTGATCTGTCCCCCCGCATGATACGCAGGGTAGTGATGCGCCAGCACGCCGATCCAAAGTGGATGCGCGAGCATTCATCCATTATTTCAGCCGAGGATATTGATATCCTCAATCCGTTCAAACAGGAGCCAAAGAATGTCTGAGTTTAAATTTATAGAATCTGATCCCGATGTGGTACGGAACTTTTCACCGCGCAATGAAAACGTTCTTGTGCTCCTCGATCTAAGTCCACAAAGTTCGGCATCAGGGCTCATCTTGATACCGACGAAATTCCAAGCTACCTCTCCTTCGGGCATTATTGTAGCATCTGCCCCGGACATCCCCGAAGCATATGCGCTGGTACCCGGAGCGCATGTTATGGTCAGTGCTGGTGCGGGTACCATGATCCACAATGACACCAAGACGAAGCGCGAGTTCGTCTGTTTCAAACTCGAGGATATACTCGCGATAATGGAGTAACCAATGAAAAAACTTTTGTTCATTCTGTTCTTTATAACCGGAGTAGCCTTTGGCCAGCCCGAGTATGAATACACAAAGGGGGCACCGTACCACCACTTGTCCCCTCGTGAGTTGGCTCTTGTCGAACAGCTTGCATTTGGAATGGACAAAGGTTCTCCTGATTCTCGCCAAGTAAGGTCTTACGTTACGCGCTACGAGGGGACAGTAGAGATATACGTGTCCGGGGCTTCCGCTGATGAGCTACGCTCTGTTAAGTGGGCGGCGTATCGATTTTCTGTGCTTACTTTTCCCACTGCTTCGTTCGTTTTGTCAGACAATCCGGATTCGCCAATTAAAGTGCACTTCGGGACAATCTCGCAAGGCGAGTCGTTCCTCGGGATGAGGCTTAATTACCGTGTCGAGGGGACAACGATAAACTGGCATCGTGGTTATCTCCGGACGGAGACACAGATATTTGTTAAGAAAGGTTCAGGTTCTAATACTATCGTGCATGAGCTTGGACATGCCGTATCATTCACAGGAGACACGAACGAGAATGATGGTATCTGGTCGGACAGGGAAGTGATACCGAAGTTCTGCTCCCCCGTAGAGCAGGTGATGATTCTCGCTCTGTACCATTACTCGAGTATAGGCGATTCTAAGGACACTTTCATGCAAAGTGTAACCAAAGTCAGTGAAGATTTATTTATAAAAAGATTCGAAATGTTACAGAAAACTATTGCAAAATAGTGCTACTTGTGGTATAGTATTTCTTGTGACCGACAAGTTGAAACGCAGTTGTAATCCGTGGGGACAGATTTACAACCAGCCTTCCTTGTTGGTCACTTTTTTATACTTGACACTATATAGTTTATATACTATATTTCAGGTATGTCAGACGCAACAGGAAATAAGCCGATACCCGGAACAATAGAATCTCTGTCCATGAGTCTCGAGGTGACGGCTATAGCTACCTTGATGAACGCGATGCAGGGAGCTGATAGAAAGCTCAGCGTTGAAGCTGCGGGTATGGTTCTTAAAGCATTGGGCAAGGATTCCAAGCCAAAAGAAACTACCACGGGAAACAATTTACTCACAATCAATATGCTCGGCCCGATCAAGGATTCTATGAAAGGGCTGGCTTCAATGGCTACCCTTATTGGGGGGAAAGAGAGCGCGTCGGATGTCTCAGAACACTAAGTTTGGTTTTGTATTAAGTCACCTTCCGAGTCCGGTTCGTGAGGATGGCACACTGGTTCTGGTAAACAAGAACGGAATCAAGCAGGAGCAGCATGATAGAATGGCCGAAGTTGGAAATCTGCCCGCACCCAAAGGCGTGGCGATACACCAAGGATAAAGACCCTCAAGCAGTTCTCCAGCAGGTTATCACTGAGATAGCCTCCGGTAATTTTAATACTTCGAATGACGAGCTCCGCGACCTTATCGGTCAGACGGGGCTTGTTTCATTATGGTTCTACGAGAAGTTCATCCTCGGTTCAGTTGGGCCATATTCGTTGCTCGATGGAAACCTGCATGTCGATATGTGCAACTATCGGCAACGTCTGACGGTGCCCGGTTCTAAAGGAGCCATACTTGTCCCCCGGTCAGCATACAAGAGCACGATATGCTCCCACGGGGCAAATTCATGGGAGCTTTTGCGCGATCCCAATCTGGCCATCGGGTGTACGTCTGAGATTTATGACCGCGCTCTAGCCTTTGTCCAGCAATCTATTGCCAATTTTGAGGAAAACGATTTTCACAAGTGGCTCTATCCAGAATACACAAAAGCGAATCGAGGTGGGGATGAACTGGTTCTCGGAAATAGGGAGCGTAGACGGGTTGAGCCGTCCCTCAAAGCGATCACGGCGGGGGGTTCGACTCAGGGTATTCACGTGGATGTATTTAACGCAGACGACATCGTCGGGGAATCGATGCTTAACAGCGAGCGTTCGGCAGGAGCCGACATGTATCGAATGGTTAATTGGCTCCATAGCAACTTGCATACTCTTGTTGTTAGCAAAAGGCATTCTCGAGTCATCGTTGTCGGTACCCGATACTCGATTGATGACCCATACGAGCCTATCATGGAACACTCCTATGAGCATTATGGATACTGGGATGAGGTTGATTACGACTTCGATAAAGATGGTGAATGGCAGACATACTATCGACCGGCAATACAGGGCGAGGAGAGTATTCTCCCCGAGTCCTTTACGAAGAAATCTCTCCAGGCTCTTATGGAAACTAACCCATGGCTGGTACAGACACAGTACATGAATAATCCACGGGCTGCGGGTAGTGCAGATTTTGCGGCCTATGCGGTAGGACATGCCGATATACAGTGGGAAGAGGAATCGAAAGATTACATTTTGACAATGGATGGGCGAAGGTACCCGCTCTCCGAGTGCGATGTAGTCGGAGCTGGAGATCCTTCCGGTGGCGGGAAACAGCGTGGTATGAAATCTTCGAAAGCTGCCGCTTGCGTGGTCGCCCGGACGTTTGATGACAAGAGTGTTATTATCTCTGGAGACTGCGGTTATGTTGAACCCACTAAGTTTTTTGGATGGCTCGAGGCGTACCAAAAAAGGTACGGGCTGAAACTGAGGACAATATATGTCGAAGCAGTTGCTGGATTCAAGGCTATGGTTAAATTGGCACAAGTTGAGTGCCATAAACGGGGTATTCGAGCCCCGATTGGCATTCCCGCGCTCGGAGATAAAGAGACAACTATCAGAAACATCTTCCAACCTTTGCTTGATCGTAATAAACTCTACGTTGTTGAGGCCGTCCGGGGAACTTTGATGGCCGAATTACGCATTTTTCCGTCTCCAAGAATGGACTTTCTCGATGCGAGCAAGATTGCCTTGTATAAAGTGCACAAACCGGGTAGATTCGGCACAGACGAGGACTCAGATGACGAGGATGACTTGTCCCCCCGATCAAGAAATACCTTCGCAAACGTGCGTAATGCGGCAGGATACTAGGAGGAGCCATGGTACTCTTGATTGAACAGCATTTGACAGCTCGAGTAGTGCGTGAAAGCATCTTGAGAACGAAGGTTTCTGAGGAAAAGCATCTTCAGGATGACATTCTGTTACTTCAGACTGAGATTGCTCGTATTGATTTTGCGATAGCTTCTGCTAAAGAGCAGGGTTTGACTACATTTGACAATAAAGTATACACTGACGTTATAGTATTCTAGGAGGATATCATGGCTGACATAGCACTCCCTGATGGTGGAGATAATGTAGAGGTTGAAGTTGCTTCCGAAGGGGGCAAGAGTTCAGTTTCCGGCGTGCAAACTCCGTATCTTCCGCAGAACGTTCTTGCAGGAGAGAAGCAAGAGGAGTTTATGACATGGATTGTCGGGGAAATCCTCGATGTTCGTGATGGTTCTGAACGTAAAGCTAAGGAAGCTGACTGGATCCAGTATCGAAAGAATAGACGGGCGAAGAAACAGTCTAAAACCAAGGATACACCGTGGGTGAATTCGGCTAATGTCGAGAGTACGCTCACGGCTCAGAAAGTAAATGCTATTTACGCCAAGGAAGTAGCTGCCTTTGCTGTGAAGAAGCCTCCCATGCGCGTTCGTGCAGCTGATATGGCCTTGCGTGACCAAGCTGAGAGCTTGGAAAGGTTCATGACGTATCTTGCAGAGTCACGGTATGGAATGAACATGCCCGTGAATCAAAATCAGATATTTTACGATCAAGTTTCGCTTGGTGGGGCTATTGTCAAAGTTCCTTTCCTCGTTGAGCAGATGTCCTTCAAGCGCACCGATGCCACGTCTGGATCTCAGGACGTAAAGTACGTCCGGCACCGTGGCCCTGCTGTTGTCCCTATTCGTCTCGAGGATTTTTTTACCCGTCCGTACTGGAAAGACATTCAACGCGCTCCGTGGGTAGCTGTTCGGTATCGAATGTACAAGCACGAAATCGAACAAAAGCAAGCTATTGGGTTCTTTGATAAAGAAGCGATGACTGCTGTTTCTGGCACACCGATTACTCGGTACGATGATGGTAGGGAAGCTGATCTAGCCAATGCGAATGTGTCTGCTGGTTCATTGGGACGCAATGCTAACCAAGACGAGTTCGAAATATATGAAGTGAATGCGTTCTTTGACGTTGACGGAGACGGATATGCTGAGGATGTCATAGCTTGGATCGAGCCTTCGACGAATACACTCTTGCGGAGTGAGTTTAATCCGCTTTCCATACGAGATTATGAGCTTGTTCCTTATCTCGAAGATCCCGAGAGTTTATACCCGATCGGAATTTGTGAATTGGTTGCCGATCTTCAGGATGAAGCTACTGCACTGAAGCAAATGCGCCTTGACGGTACGAAGCTCTCGATGCTCAAGATGTTCATTTCCAGAACTGGATGTGGAATCGATGTCAATGAGTCATTTCAGCCGTTCAAGCACTTCCAGATGGATGACCCTGTAGGGGATTTCCGTGAGATTACATTCAACGACATCTCACAGTCTTGTCTTGCTGGTGAGGAAATGACAAAGCAGGAAGCTGACCGTGTTACCGGAGCGAATGACTACATGACGGGGTTCAACGACAAGACTGTCGGTTCGGGAGCTTCTGTCGGGGGGACAATGTTCCTTGCTCAGCAGGGCAATAGCATTTTGAATAGTATTCTGACTCGTGCGGAGCAGAGTATTGGTAATATTTACATGATCGCTCTTTACCAGTGCATGGCAAACAAGGATAAACTTGATTTATCGTTCATGTCCTCGTCCGATCAGCTCAATATGGCTAAGGTTCTAGCCTATGAAGTCGAGGATATCCCGACACAGTTCAGGTTCACGGTAGCTGTTACTGATATTTCCAAAACTGACGAAGCAAAACGTCAAGAAGGCATGGTTGCTAGCCAGATTTACACCATGTATGGCCAGACGATGATGCAGCTCATGCAAGCTATGCCCCAGGGACAGCAGATGCTGCCCGAGTTGACCACGAAGTTGTTCGTCGGTGGAACCGAACTGGCTCAGAGGATACTCGAGCTCACTGGAATACAGGATGCTCGGTACTTCTTACCGTTCACTGAGCATCTTGCAGTGCAGATGGAAGCAGCGGATCGAGCTCGCGCTGAGCAGACAGCAGTAGCTAAGGAGCAACTGAATGGACAAGGACAAGGACAAGACCAGTTTAGCCAAAATAGCGTCGGCAGTCCGATCGCGGGGATGGCCGGAGCCAGCAGTGGCGGAATTTCAGGAAATGGACAGAGCCCAGCTCAAGGCAATGTGTGACATTCTTGGAGCTGAGGAATTAACGATTACGGGATACCTTGTAACAGCTGACGATCCAGCTACCTTCAAGGAGTTACAGGGTAAAATTAGGGTACTTCGTAGTATGCAGTCTAAATTGATAGACACATACGCAGCTTTACACTAGGGGGTGGAAAGATGATTATTTACAGGTCTCCGGGAGAACCCGGAACGAATCCGGCTGATATCGTGATGGACACTGCTCCACAGGAACAGGAAAGGTATCAGGAAATAAACGGATATGATGATGTTGAAATCAAAGGGGAGGACGATGATATCCCCGAAGGTGTCGATCCGGAGCTCGCGGGTAAATCTCGCGAAGAACTCCTGAAAGAGATCGGAATGCGTAGCCGAGCTGCACAGGAAGCTCAGTCCAAAGCCGATCCTGTTGGGGCTTTGAATGAGAATTTCAACAGATTCCTCCAGTCAACGCAGCCGAAGCCGACTGTGGTCGAAGGCTGGCGTACTGCGCGTCCCGGTGTGCAGCAACCTCCGTCAGCGGTCGATCAGGAAGCATACAAGCGCAAGATGGCTGACAAGTTCCTCGATGACCCAGTAGCGGCTCAGCAGGAACTGATGACTCAGCAACTCGGGCCGCTGCTTACACAGTTCGCTGAAAATCAGGCCATGCAGAGCCGTGAGCTTGCAATGCTGTCCCCCGAAACTAAGGACATCTTTGCTCGATACTCGGGAGAAGTTGAGCAGGAAGTAGCGAATATCTCGGTTCAGGAGAAACTCCAGAATCCTCGGGTATACCAGATGGCTGTTGAGCGCATTAAAACTCGCCACATGACCGAGCTTATTGGGGAACAGTCCAAAGCTCAGGTTGACCAGATTCTTCAAGAGCGTCTCAAGGAACTTGGGCTCGACCCAGCTATCTTGAAGAACGCTCCGGGGGCTAATAGGCCACCTGCTGGTTCGCTGGCGAGTCCTGTAGGACAGCGTCCTCCTGCTCCTGTGGGGAAAACTACAATACGTTTGACACCCGCTGCGAAGGCTCAGGTGGATCAATTTGCTCGCGCACGAGGCGTATCACTCGAAACTGCTGCCGCGCATTTGCGCGATCGTGGCCTAATCTAACAGAGAAAGGTGGAACAAATGGCTGGAAAAACAAAAATCGGAATAGAGGGTAGTACATTGGACGGAGAAAAATCTGCCACTTCAAGGGAAATGGTATCGATTTCTCCTGACATGGAGGGTACTGCGGTGTTAGAATTAGACTCACAGGGGATGAAACTGCTTTTTGACGGACAGGATTCATTCATCAAGCTTGATGATTCGATAGTCGGAGCTTTATCGCGAGATAACAAGCAGCGATATCTTCAGGCTAAGGATTTCCACGCATCGTGGAGAGGTATCGAGTCTAACGAGTTCGCCGCACAGTTCACTGTGCCACGCGAAGGATTCGGTACACCGATGCAAAAATTGGAAGCTAAGCTTCCCAAGGGCTATCGCCATCGTTGGGTTCGTCCCGAGCTGGTGCGACAGCGCATGGAACTTGGGTACAAAGTTGTCGGTGACGAAGGCAAGTCTTTTGTTGGTTCCAAGAATGGTGTCCACAAGGTCGGCTTACTTGGCCACGATGAACTTGTTTTGATGGCTATTCCCGAAGCTGACTTCAGTAAACGTCAGGTTGAGAAGGCTGTCAAGAACTCTAAACGAGCAGGAATGTATAAGGAATCCTTTGCACAGGAAGCGGCGAAAACTGGTTTGGCTGCTTTTGATGAGTCCAAAGATACTAAAGATCGACGATGGACAGAACAGATGTCCATCGATGACTGAGACCAAGGAGGTCTGAAATGTTTGATTTGTACAAAGGTGGAGCTACTGCTACCGCTGGTGCTGAACGCTTCATCGCGTCCGGTGCAATTGCCGTGGGTGCTCCCGTAGCTCTCGCCGCTGGAGCAACCGGTGTCGAGCTTGGCAAAGTAGTTCAGCTCACTGGAGGTTCCAGTGTTGCCGAAAGGATTTATGGTATTGCCATGGCTGCTGCTGTTGACACAGCGGAAGTTCTGATAATCCCGATCAAAAATGGGCAGCGTTGGCTTGCCGATGCTGCTGCCGATGCCAACGTAACTTCGGTTGGTCAGGACAACTATCTGACCACAACCACGCTTACTCTCGTCGTCGGAGCATCTTCGGGCAATGGGCGTAAGTGCAAGATCATCGGTAAGTCCGGTGCTGCTGCTAAGCGCAAGTACATTGTGGAACTCGATAATGCCGGTGATGCAGCGAATGTTGCAGGTTCTCCCGTGATATTCAACTACACCGTGGCATCTGATGTCACAACTGCCACCCCGATTTTGACCGCTCCGTTCGCGTTTAAGATCGACGACTTCCTGTTCCATACCACGGTCGGTGAAGCAAGTAATACGATTGGTCTCCGCAAGGCTACCACTCTCGTTGCGACTGCTCTCGCGGCTGTTGCTGCTGGAGCGATTACACGTATGGCAGCCGGTGTTGTCACGACAGAGTGCACCCTCGCGGCTGGCGATGTACTGAACATAATCGCTGCGGGCGGTTCCAATGGGGCCAATCAGCGCGGAATCCTGACCATAATTGGTCACAGACTGTAAGAGAAGGAGCAATAAATGCCTAGTCCGATGAATAGGGGTGCGTACCCCTTACAGTTCGATAAGGAAGTCGCGAAGATGGTAATGGGTGGCTACATGGATGAGCCTTCCCAGTATGATAAGATCGCCAAGATCGAGACTTTCCCTGTCGGAAAAACATACACCGAAGCCGAAATATCCGGCCTCGGTCAGCTTCGTGCATTGGGTGAGGGTGAAGCAATCACCTTCGATAGCCCGAGCGAAGGTCACAAAAAGTCAATCTCTACCGTGAAGTTTGGTCTTGGTTTCCAAGTAACCGATGACATGGGCGAGGATGAACTCTTCAGCATGTCGAAGAAGATGGCTGGTTCTCTTTCTAAGAGTGCCGCATACTGTCGTGAACAGAACTTCTTCAACTTGTTCAACAACGGCTTTGCATCTGAGCTCGGTTGGGATGGAAATCCTATTTTCTACGCAACTCACTCAGCTATGAAGTCCGGTGATACGATAAACAACCTCGGTGCTGCCGATCTGTCGGATACTTCCTTGAAAGCAGCTTTCGAGTATTTCGATAACTTGGTCGATGAGGCCGGTTTGCCGATCTACGCGACTCCGAACATGCTCCTCATTCCCAATGCTTCAAGGTATCTTGCCAACGATCTGTTGAAAGCTACCGGTCGTGTGTGGGATGCTGCTCCCGGAATCACTTCCGCGAATAGCGAGAAGCATAATCTGAACTCGCTGAACCCCGGAATGAACGTCGTTCCCGACTGGAATTACATGACGAGCCGGTACATTACCGATTCTGATTCGTGGTTCCTGCTCTCCGATCAGGCTGATTTCCGCTTCCTCTGGAAGAAGAAACCCGCTGTGTCCTCGAGCGATGACTTTGCAACTGACAACAAGATGTTCAAACTGGTAATGCGGTTCTCGGCAGCTTGTTTCGATTACAAGGGTGCTTACGGTTCTCCCGGAGCGGGTTGATAACCAGTAGACAACGGGAAATAATCCTGTTTGTTCATCCCCTACCCCGGATAGCAGTTGCTACCGGGGTTTTTTTGTCGTACAATGATTCACATGGCACAGCAAAGAACATACTCGCAGATAACTCGAATAACAGCCGGAGTCACCGAGTATGGTTGGCGACCAGATACTGACACTGCGTGGGAACCGACGGCTGTACTTTGGACAGCAACTCAGGTAGCTCCTGTTGGATATATGGCTTGGAACGTAAACGAATCAGCTTTTGGCACAAGCAAAAGTGCCGGTTTTGGCAGATGGACTGTATGCCCAACATGCCTTGAGGAATTTCCTATTGCCGACATGATTAAAGTTCGTGGAAAATACTACTGTACTAAGTACGGAGATTACGAGGAACAGAAATGACACTTGAAGAAATGGCATTAGACCTCCACGAAACTATGGGGGAACTTTCTGATCTCGAGTTTCGTAACCCAGCTACGGGTCTTGTGGATATTACGACAAAGGGTTGGCGCGACATAACTCGAATTCTAAACGAAGCCCAACTAAAGATCGCTTTTCACAAAAACTCCAACGGGCGTTTACTCCGTATGCGACTTAACGAAACTATCGGTAGACTAATGGTTCAGCATATCTCTGCTACCGTAGTTTCGTTTACAGGGAATACACTCACGCTTCTAACTGCCGGCCATTCCACGGATTACTACCGAGGTATGCTTGTCGTAGGGACAGGAACCGGACGAGGAATAGTATTCGTTCATTATCTCGGTGCCCCGGACGATACCATTATTATGTCTAACGTTACAGGAACGTTCATTCCCGGAGAGGCTATTACTATCGTTCGTCGAGAGTATCTATTCGGGGACAGTTCAGTGACCAATCCGCTAGTACCCGGATCGATATGGTTCCCGTATGCTAATGGCCGTCCTGTTGAGATAACTGGGATAATCGACGAAGAAGGAAACGAGCTAGGTCTTGCGGAGAAACCTGATGAGTACACTCAGGTTTCGACGAATACGGGTGTCCCCACGGCGTACACAAAGATATCGGGAGGCGTTCGTTTCGACACGTTCCCGGATTCTACTGACACGTATTTAGTACGCGCAATGCGCTCACCTGTCCCCATGTTGCCCACAGTGACTACTTCTACACCGGAGATACCCGAAGTATTTCATCGTTGCATGGTTTTATATGCTCACTGGTGGTTCTTAACCAGAGGACAAGAATTACAGGCTGCTTATGGTATTCGTAGAACTTATGAAGAGATGCTCCGTGACGCTCAGACTGAGTTCGATCTACAAGATCGTACCCAGCGCGGTCAGTTCAAGTTCTACACGGAAGGGAGATAAGTATGGCTTTTGAAGTTGTGCCTTTTACCGAGGCGGGATTTATAGATAAACCAGCTTCTACGGATAAACTTGGGAATTCTTGGGCAGAGATAGCTAAAACGCGAAAAGCTTTTGCTGAGCGTTTCGGTTCGGAACATGCTATGGCAGATGGGGACGGCGCAGATCAGGGCAGACACTTCGTAGGTTCTGCTAGATTATTTGTGGGTGATACTGCGGAACTGGCTCCCGAAGCTCCTGTTGTCACTGCTTCCGATGCATACAAGCTTGGTCGTGTCCAGTATCATCCGACAGCCAAAACTGTTTCGGTGCATGATGGCTCGATCTGGCAACCAATAGGGTATGTCACTAAATCTGACGTGGACGAATCAATCGACGGAATAAAGACCTTTGTTCAGACTCCACTATCGACTGTCGTTACGCCTCCATCTGGTGATACTGAACTCGTAAATAAGAAACAAGTAGCCGACCTAATCGCTGCTGCTTTGGTGACAGCTCTCGCTGCTGCTCAAAACGCGATTATGCCCATTGGGTTTGTATACACACAGTATCCTCTGCTCGGGAACAAAACTCCCGCACAAATGAGCTGGGCTGGAACTTGGACAGATATCACCTCGAGTTACGGTGGTAGATTTTTTAGAGCTTACTTGTCTGGGACGACTGCTGAGATGGACACTGCACAGGCCGCGGTGCTATTAGCACACGAACATTCACATGTACATAATGTTTACGTATACACAGAAGAAGGAACATCCGTTCCCGATGGTGGTATTCGTTATGTTGAGGCGTCCGATCAAGGATTGATTTCTGGTTACTGTGGTGGCACAGACGCTTCTGGAGGCGCAGTTTCGTCTCCCACTCCGTCAGCAACTGAAAATCGCCCTGCAAATTATGCCATCAAACTTTGGAAGCGAACTGTATAATGGATTTCAAGCAGGGATCTCAGGATAAACAATCAGCATCCTCAGCTCCGATAAATCTAAACGAGAGACCGGGAGCAGTGGATATTCGCTCCACGCAGGCCGATGTTTTTCCGTTTGATGCTTGGGAATTTGATAACAAAACTGATCCGACTATCCCTGTGATACAACTCAAGGATGCTTGGGTTTTTGATGGAAGTTCTCTCAAGGCCGATTCTGTTTCCTCGGATAAAATCGATGTAAACAGTTTATTCGCAGAGGAAATTGTCGTTCCCGATGGAGGGTCAATACGATATGAAACAGGTGCTGGAGTCAACAAACGCTGTGTCCAACTTGCTGATGAGAAAATTGATTGGCTTGATATTCCCGATACTACTCCTGCTTCAGCTGAGCTCCTGCGAGCCCGCATCGGACGGCTTGGGGTAGGTGGAACGATCCTGATGGATGGCGATTTTGAGGTGAATATAACGAGCACTTTCTCGGCTAGTTCTGTAATTACTGCGGAGAATGTTTCTGATATTCATCATATCCAGTTAGCTGATGGTAGTGAACGCATAGCTTGGATAGATTCATCCCTTGGTGCTAATTTGGTGGAAAAAGTGAAGCCGAATGGGGGTGCGTGGGGAAGTAAGTCTATTATATCGACGTTAGGAGGGCCTCCGTACAATGGCTACAGCTGTCCATATTATATTCAACGTAACAATGGGCAGGTAAGAATTGTCTACACAGAGAGAACAGGGAATAGGTCTAAAGAAAAGATACTGACAGGAAGTACATGGGGGGCTGAGAATAATGTTGATACTGCTATTTCTTTTTCCCCGTCATATATAGAAACAAAAGACTCTGTTCTTCATGTATTCTACGTTGGGTTTTCAACTACTGATTTGCTAACCCGAGAATGGAACGACTCTACTTCGCAATGGGGGAATCCAACTTTATTAGCTTCTTCGGCCGGTTACTTCCCAAAATGTGTTGAGTTAAATAGCGAGTTGTATCTTTTTTATTCAGGTGGATCCCCTTTGGTTATTAAATATCTAAAAAGATCGTCCGCAGGTGTTTGGGATACTGTTCCAACTTCGGTTGGATCGGGGACTGTATATGGGAATGGTTTTAGTGCAGTTGTCGATATAATGGGGGATATTAGATTATACTTTATAGTTGGAACCACTTTAACCGAGAAGGTTTTTTCTAATGGTGCATGGGGGAGTGATCTACCACTACTATCCGAGGCTGCTGATTACACAACGTGTATTCAATTAAAGACAGGTGTTCTTTCTTTAACATATAGACTTTCCGCCACAGGTTTCCTGCTCGAGCGCACCTTCCAACGCTACGCCAGCCTCGGTGCAGGGATCATTGAGTCGGGGAGCAACACGAAAGGGAGTTACACCAAGTATAGCGACGGGACATTAGATCAGTGGGGTGTCGGGGCAACTAATTCAGGCAGTAGTGAAAATCAAAACTACTTCCCTGTTTCTTTTATAAGTACCAGCTATGTTGTTACTGCAAGCTTACGCGGTTCCTATAGCGCAATATATAATCACGTATTGGGAATTACCACTCCAACAAACGTCGCGTGGTTCGGAGCTTTTAGCATAAAATATGACGGCGCAGCATTTTATACAGACGCCTTTACGTGGCACGCTAAAGGAAGATGGAGATAAAGGAAGCTTATGCTTGAAATGATTGATACCGAAGCGCGAGACAGAATCGCGAAAATATGGACAGAGCTCCGCGAGCACGCTGCCGATTACTGGGGGCCAGATAAAACAAACGGGAAACGTTCCGAGGTTGTTTCTCTTGGGCAACGTGTCAGTACTCTGGAGGACACGATTAAGCATCGGGAAGATACTCGAGAACAAAATTGTCTCGGATTAGCGACTTTTACTAGTTACATAAAAACTAAGAAAGTGGAGGAAACTGAAATGAAACTTGAAAAAATAAAAGCAGCAACTCTGATGCGAGTGCAATGGATTCAGCTAATTGGTATTGTACTTGTAGCTTTTATTGCTCTGTTGAAATAAGGAGTTACCCATGCCTGTACAGAATAAACTCGAGTTGCTTGATCCTCGAATGGAGAAATGTGTTCGTAAACTTACTGAGATAGTCCCGATTAAAATGCTTGGTTACACTGTATACGTCAATGAAACGTTACGCGAACCAGCTGTTCAGATGGCGTACTATTCTAGAGGAAGAGTCGTCGCATGGCTTGTGAAATTATACTTTAAGTTTTGCAAGCTTTGGGATATTACAGACGAAGAGTGCTTAAAGCTGAATACAAAAACATTGGACAGCAAGCATTTGAAAGGACAGGCTGCCGATATCTATTTGATGAAAGACGGTAAAATTCTCTGGGAAGCGACCCCGGAAGAGTGGGAAAAGCTCTATGCAATCGCTGAGAACGAATGCGGTCTTGACGCTTGTGCTGGAGGGAAGTACAATTCATGGAAGTGGGATATGCCCCATTTTGAATTTAGGACTGAAGTTTGAGGAGAATCTGATGCTTACTCTAAGACGATCTGGTACTTACGGGTGTATTTCTCAGACGTTCTCCTTTGACACTACTAATCTAGGTGTTTCTGATTTTATCTTGATACCTGCTGATATGCTAGCTACTTCTGTACAGCTTGTTGTACTTAATAGCGCTTCGGTAACATTGGACGCCACGGTATCAACGGATGAGGAGATCATCGCCGGGACAGCTTACTGGAAAGAATGGGACACGGGTGCGTTGACAAACGGAGCCATGGGTCAGGATGCATTCAAAGGGCCAGTTGGAGCAATTCGGCTAAGGGTTAAGACGGCTTTAGCCGGAGAGAATGCCAAGCTTAGCATCCGCGCATACCGAGGTGCGATGTGAGTATATGGGAAGGTTCCGGAGGAGAGAGTGACCCAACTCTGTCCCCCCGTGTAACAGTTTTGGAGGATACCGAGTATGTCTACGAAGTTTTTGAAAGTATATCAAGCGGTACTTCAGGAGTCATTGCTCCGGGAGCGGGAGCGACAATATTACTCGACAGGTACCCGGGGGCGGGTGATGCTCTTCTGGTCAAAATGGAAAGTAATATACCAACAGATGAACCAGTTCTTAGCGCGGCACCTGCTCTGGTTACTGCCTCTCTTGATATTGATGGTAACTACGTTCTTAGCGGTACTCCATCAGCTTACCCGGTAGCACTTGTCTACCAGATAAAAGTAAAAGCCAAGGATGCGAATGGCATTCCGATTTATTCCATCGTGAATAAAACCGATATCAATTTCGGAACTTCTGGAGGTGGTATCGAAATGGCTACGTTCAATGCTGTTTTAGATTTTGGTCGGGGAAATACAATTGCCTATGTTACGATCCCTGATGTGACAATGACAG